AAGAGCATAACCAGTTGTTATAATTGTACGATACTTCCAAGGTCCCTTACCGCCTAGAAGTTCCCATTCACCCGCTGGCGCATTACCAACACAAAAAATAAACAGTTGTGATAGGTCAGTATCGTAAATAACTTGACCATCAACTCCGGCTGGCCTGGCGGCTGTAGTATATCCTGCAAATTTTACTGACATTTTATACCTCTTCTAACATTAATTTATAGCGTTTTCCGCTTTTTCTGTTTATCAAATACATGTGTTCTTCTCCCTCCTGAAACGTCCATGTGCCTTTAGTCCCATCTATTTCATTACCAGCATGATCAGGATGATCATTACTCATATTTATATCATTGGTAAAAACATCATCACATGATAAATCTCCATTTACATCAAGTTTATATACAGTCGTACTCGAAGAACCGATAGCAACATTGCCTCCGCTAAAATAAACATCAGCGCCTGTTGTTGTCCACGGAGAACCTCCTGCCATTCCTGTACCATCTGTAACTTGAATATCATCTCCTGCATCCGTAGTATAATATAATTCATTTGGTGTAGCAGTTTTAATCCACAATTGACCATATGCGGCAGTATCTCCATCAGCAGATGCTTGCTCTTTTACTTTAATTGTTCCATTAGCGGTTATTGCCCCACCAAGTGTTATTGCACCGCCATCATCCCCCACCAGATCCCCTGAGATTAGTGCATTTCCCTTAGCAGAATGAAGTGATGTTCCGTGTTTAGATAATTGTCCTCCTCCGATTATTCTCATTTTATGTTATCTCCATTACGCTTATTGTTGCATTGAATGAATTGGTAGTATTGGTTGCTACTTTAATAATATCACCCGTTTCTAAAACGCATTTATTGCCTGACATCATTTCCAATACACCACCAGAATCTAAAGAAGTATCTTTAACCCAATATACTGATGTACTAGGACTTGCATCTACAATTTGAATATCTACTTCAATTCCTGATCCTGTTATATTTGTTACAGAAACCCCTAAAACAACAGCAGTAGTTGATCCAGGAACAGTATAAAGAGTTTCTAGAACATCCGCAGTATATGTTGATTTATCAAGAGTCTTCAACTTAAAAGTGTTTGCCATATTTTATTTATCCTAGTGCTATTGCTAAAGCCGTTGCATCATCTGTTGTGGCGGCTGGTTTCCCTGGGCTACCAATATTTATGTTAGTTCCATTGACTGTTGTTGCATTGAATGTTCCAGTTAAGGTTGCTACTGTTGGAGATCCTGTAACAATTATAAAATCAGTTGTACCCCCAAAACCAGAAGTAGCATGAAACTGAATGCGAGAATTTCCTCCTCCAGGAGCGTTAGTACCATCTGCTCCAGAAGTTCCAGAAGTTCCAGCAGTTCCAGAAGAACCTTCTCCAATAGTTAATGCGGCATATCCTGTTTGTGGATAAGGAAATATTATTTTTACACAATCTGCACTTATATACTGAGTTGATTCTGGAATAATTACATTGTAATTACTATCACAAACTTCAACATTTAACGGTCTATTATTAAGAGTATGATTTATTAACCAAACCATTGATGATACACCCTGTACATGAGTCCAAGAACCACCTGCCGCCCCATCAGTTCCAGAAGTTCCAGCACTTCCTGCAGAACCAGCAGAGCCAGCACTTCCTGCAGAACCAGATGATCCAGCACTTCCCGCAGAACCAGCAGAGCCAGACGATCCAGATGAAGCATATGTTAATCCAGCAGAGCCAGAACTTCCTGCAGTTGCCGAAGTTCCAGATGATCCAGCACTTCCAGCACTTCCAGCAGAGCCAGAACTTCCTGATGAAGCATATGTTAATCCAGACGATCCAGCAGAACCAGCACTTCCAGCAGATCCAGCACTTCCTGCGCTTCCTGCAGATCCAGCACTTCCAGCACTTCCAGCACTTCCAGCAGATCCAGCACTTCCTGCGCTTCCTGCAGAGCCAGCACTTCCTGCGCTTCCTGCAGAGCCAGCACTTCCTGCAGAGCCAGCAGATCCAGCACTTCCAGCAGAGCCAGCAGTTCCAGCAGTTCCAGATGTACCAGAAGTTCCAGATGTACCAGAAGATCCTTCTCCAAAAGTTAATGCCGCCCATCCTGCTATTGCAGTAGGAAATATTATTTTTACATCATTAGAAGTTATATATTGAGTTGATTCTGGAAAAATTACATTATAATTAGTATCTACAACTTCAACGTTTAATGGTCTAGTTCCTAAATTATGATTTATTAACCAGACAAGCGAAGGTGTACCTTGAACATGAATATAAGAACCGCCATCTTGTCCAGACGATCCAGCAGAACCAGCACTTCCAGCACTTCCAGCAGTTCCAGCAGTTCCAGCAGTTCCTGCAGTACCAGAACTTCCAGCAGAGCCAGCAGATCCAGCACTCCCTGCAGAGCCAGAACTTCCTGCGCTTCCAGCACTTCCTGAAGAGCCAGCACTTCCAGCAGATCCAGAACTTCCTGCGCTTCCAGCACTTCCTGCAGAACCAGCACTTCCTGCGCTTCCAGCAGATCCAGAACTTCCAGCAGAGCCAGCAGATCCAGCACTCCCTGCAGAGCCAGAACTTCCTGATGAAGCATATGTTAATCCAGACGATCCAGAACTTCCTGCGCTTCCAGTACTTCCCGCAGAACCTGTTTCTCCTGCTGTTCCAGATGATCCAGATGAAGCATATGTTAATCCAGACGATCCAGCACTTCCAGAACTTCCTGCGCTTCCTGCAGAGCCAGCACTTCCTGCAGACCCAGCACTTCCAGCAGAACCAGCAGAACCAGCACTTCCTGCAGAACCAGCACTACCTGCGCTTCCAGCACTTCCTGCAGAGCCAGCACTTCCTGCAGAGCCAGCACTTCCTGCAGATCCAGCACTTCCAGAAGAACCAGATGAAGCATATGTCATTCCAGACGATCCAGCACTTCCTGCAGAGCCAGCACTTCCTGCAGAACCAGCACTTCCAGAAGTTCCAGAAGTTCCTGCAGAACCAGATGATCCTGAAGAAGCATATGTTAATCCAGATGACCCTGCAGAACCAGCACTTCCAGAAGTTCCAGATGTTCCAGATGTTCCAGAATCACCAGTTCTAGCAAATGAAACAACTATATCTTCAGCATCATCAAATAAAGTATTTTGTCCTCCAACTTTTGCACATTCTATTTCTTGAAAATCTGTATTATCAGTAATGCTTGAAATCGTAAACAATACATATTGATCAGCATAAAACCTTTTATGAATATTTACATGACCTTTAATAGCAGAAGTAGATGCCTGCACTTGATTTAAGAAACTTTCAACGCCTGTACCATCTGTATCAGTTTCACTTATAGAAATTCTATTAACTGTAGAAAAATCTGTAGGTGCAGTTCCAGTATTAATTCCTACTTCAAGTTTACCAGCACCTGGATCACTTGCGGCTCCTGTAAATGTTGTGTTTTCAAAATCATACTCAAAAGCCGCTCCACCAAATTCTCCATCTTCTCCTGATGATCCAGCAGTTCCAGCAGTTCCAGCACTTCCTGAAGATCCAGCAGTTCCTCCAACTCCCGAACTTCCAGAAGTTCCAGAAGTTCCAGATGTACCAGAAGATCCTTCTCCAAAAGTTAATGCCGCCCAACCTTTAATTGCAGTAGCAAATACTATTTTTACATCATTGGAAGTTATAAATTGAATAGATTCTGGAATGACAACATTATAATTGATATCAATAATTTCAATGTTTAATGGTCTAACACCTAAATTATGATTTATTAACCAAACGAGTGATACTGAACCCTGTACATGAATATAAGAACCGCCATCTTGTCCAGACGATCCAGCACTTCCTGCGCTTCCAGCACTTCCTGCAGAACCAGCAGAGCCAGAACTTCCTGATGAACCAGCAGATCCAGTACTTCCTGCAGAGCCAGCACTTCCTGCGCTTCCAGCAGAGCCAGCAGATCCAGCACTTCCTGAAGAACCAGCACTTCCAGCAGAACCAGAACTCCCTGCGCTTCCAGCAGAGCCAGCAGATCCAGCACTTCCTGCGCTTCCCGCAGAACCAGCAGAACCAGCACTTCCTGAAGAACCAGATGATCCAGCAGAACCAGATGATCCAGCACTTCCTGCAGTTGCCGAAGAACCAGATGATCCAGCAGTACCAGAAGTTCCAGAAGTTCCAGATGTACCAGAAGATCCTTCTCCAAAAGTTAATGCCGCCCAACCTTTAATTGCAGTAGCAAAGACTATTTTTACATCGTTAGAGCTTATAAATTGAATAGTTTCTGGAACAACAACATTATAATTGATATCAATAATTTCAATGTTTAATGGTCTAACACCTAAATTATGATTTATTAACCAGACAAGTGAAGGTGTACCTTGAACATGAATCCAAGAACCACCATCTTGTCCAGAAGATCCTGCGCTTCCAGCAGTTCCCGAAGTTCCAGAAGTTCCAGATGAACCAGACGAAGCATAAGTTAATCCAGATGATCCCGAAGATCCAGCACTTCCTGCAGATCCAGCACTCCCTGCAGAGCCAGCACTTCCTGCGCTTCCAGCAGAGCCAGCAGATCCAGCAGATCCAGCAGAACCAGCAGAGCCAGCACTTCCTGCAGATCCAGCAGAACCAGCAGAACCAGCAGAACCAGCAGAACCAGCACTTCCTGCAGATCCAGCACTTCCAGCAGAACCAGATGAGCCAGCACTTCCAGCAGAACCAGATGAGCCAGCACTTCCAGCAGATCCAGAAGATCCAGCACTTCCTGCAGAACCAGAACTCCCTGCAGAGCCAGCAGATCCAGAAGATCCAGCACTTCCTGCAGAACCAGAACTCCCTGCAGAGCCAGCAGATCCAGAAGATCCAGCACTTCCTGCAGAGCCAGAACTCCCTGCAGAGCCAGCACTTCCTGCAGAACCAGCACTTCCAGCAGAACCAGCACTTCCAGCAGAACCAGCACTTCCTGCGCTTCCTGCGCTTCCAGCAGAACCAGCACTTCCTGCGCTTCCTGCACTTCCAGAAGAACCAGATGAAGCATATGTCCATCCAGAAGATCCAGCACTTCCTGCAGAACCAGCACTTCCAGCAGAGCCAGCACTTCCAGCAGAGCCAGAACTTCCTGCGCTTCCTGCACTTCCAGAAGAACCAGCAGATCCAGCACTTCCAGCAGAACCAGCAGAACCAGCACTCCCCGCAGAACCAGATGATCCAGCACTTCCAGCAGAACCAGATGATCCAGCACTTCCTGCAGAACCAGATGAAGCATATGTCATTCCAGAAGTTCCTGAAGATCCAGCAGTTCCAGAAGATCCTTCACCAAAAGTTAATGAACACCATCCTGATATTGCAGAAGCAAATACTAGTTTTGCAGTATTAGAACTTGTATATCGAACTGATTCTGGATAAATTACATCATAAGTAGAATTTACTACTGTTATGTTTAATGGTCTAACTCCTAAATTATGATTTATTGTCCAGACTGATGCCGCTATAGTTTGAGTATGAATAAAAGAACCACCATCTTGTCCTGAAGATCCAGCACTTCCAGCAGATCCAGAACTTCCTGAAGATCCAGAACTTCCAGCAGAACCAGCACTTCCTGCAGTTCCATGACTTCCTGTTCCTCCAGAACTACCAGAAGAAGCATATGTTAATCCAGACGATCCAGATGAAGCATATGTCCATCCAGACGATCCAGCACTTCCAGCAGTTCCAGATGTTCCAGATGTTCCAGAATCACCAGTTCTCGCAAATGAAGCAACAAGTTCAGTATTATTTGAAAAATCATTTAATGAAGAATCTAGATATGTAACATTTACATAATACCATGAAGGATTTGGAGTACCATCGAATCCATTGATAGTATATAAGAAAAACTGATCCGGATCTGACTTATCATAAACCCGAAAATGACCTTTTGGGGTACCAGAAGAATCATCAATTGACTGTAAAAAATTATCAATTGTTGTTCCATCTTGATCAGTATCACTTATTCTTAATCTATTAGCAGTGGTGGGGTATGTAAAAGAACCAGAAGTTAATGTAAATGCTAATTTACCTGTTCCTGGATCATCTGTTGATTGATTCGTACTGTAACGATATGCGAATGATGCTCCTCCAAAACCACCATCTTGACCAGATGATCCTGAAGTACCGACTGTTCCAGAAGAACCAGCGGTTCCAGCAGAACCAGAAGTTCCAGATGATCCATCTTCTCCAGAAGATCCCGAAGATCCAGCACTTCCAGAAGTTCCTGCAGTACCCGTTGGTCCAAGTAATCCATCAACACCCGAAGTTCCAGAACTTCCTGAAGATCCACTTGAAAGATTTTCAATTAAAACATCTCCGCCCATATCAGCATGTGCGTGACATGCATAGTACATTGTAGATGGGGCGGTTTGTGGCACTTTCCATATTGCATATCCATCAGTACCAGGAACACCATAATTTAAAAAACCCTCTAAATAAGGAGTCCAATCATTAACAATTCTTCCATCTTCATATAATGAAACATGAATAGCATGATAATCGTTTTCGCCTCTTTCATTTGTAGAATCTGTTTGATCAAATCTATATGTAAGTCCTCGATAAAACGTCATAGTGGGTTGTGAAACACCATCTATAACAAAGATTCCGGGATTTCCCAAAACAGTTATTATATGATCAACAGCAATTGGATCAGTTCCTGAAGATCCAGACGATCCAGACGATCCAGCACTTCCAGAAGAGCCAGCACTTCCTGCAGAGCCAGAAGTTCCTGTAACTCCAGAAGTTCCAGAAGATCCAGCACTTCCTGCGCTTCCAGCAGAGCCAGAAGTTCCTGTAACTCCAGAAGATCCGGAAGATCCAGCACTTCCTGCGCTTCCAGCAGATCCAGCACTTCCTGCGCTTCCAGCAGAGCCAGCAGATCCAGCACTTCCAGCAGAGCCAGATGATCCTGAAGAACCAGATGAAGCATAAGTCAATCCAGAAGAACCAGCAGTTCCAGCACTTCCCGCAGAGCCAGAAGTTCCTGCTGAACCGGTTCCCCCCGCTGATCCCGAAGATCCTGCAGTTCCAGCAGAACCAGCACTTCCAGCAGAGCCAGATGATCCTGAAGAAGCATATGTTAAACCAGACGATCCAGATGAACCCGCAGATCCCGAAGAAGTATCTCCTCCTCCGCCACCTCCAGATTCACCCCAACCACTTGCTCCAGCTACTTTTTGTGCAGTTTGGGTAGCTTTTTCACTAACTTTCTTAACAACTTTTTTAAAATTATCTAACTCTTTTTCAAGTTGAGTTACATCAGCATCATCACCTGGTTCTCCCTGATCCCCTTTTGGGCCTATGGGACCAGTATCTCCTTGATCACCTTGAGGCCCCAGAACACCTTGAGGTCCAATTCTTCCTGCTTCTCCTGCTTCTCCTTTAGCGCCTGCTTCTCCTGCAGAGCCCCTTTCACCCTTTTCGCCCTTGGATCCTTCAGTACCTTTAATCTCAAGAACTTTGACTTTTTCGCCAGTAACAGGATCTAAAATTTCTTTTACACCCTCAACAAGTTCTTCTTTAGTCTTTTTTAATTGTTTTTTAGTATAAGCAAGAGAAGTTGCTAGAACCTTACTTAAATCTAAGTCTTTTGACTCTTTTTGATCATCTTTCATTTATATCTCTGCACCCACCTGCGGATCAATCTACAAATTTTTCATCATCTTCTAAAACAGAAAAAAGAATATCATTTACCTTATCTTTAATATCATTCTCTTTTTTCGCAAATTCAAATTTTTCTTCTATTTTTTTATCAATATTTTCATTGATTCCTTGTTTATTATCCGTATTTATTTCTGCAGAATTGAACTGCATGTCTTCTTCACCCGAAAATCTAGGATCATCTATCTCTTTTTGAATTTGTTCATCATTAGTTTTAACTTCATCATCTGTCATCATTAAAATATGCTTTCTAATATATTCATGAGACCAATATTTTCCAGCATAATCTTGCATATCTCTTAAAATGTTCAATCTATCTTGCACAAGTTCATGATGTTTTACTTCTGCAAAATGACTATCACTTTCAAATTCATAAAATATTTCATTTTTAATATTTTTCCAATCTTCTTTAGACATTATACCCTTGAGAGTTAATTGCCTTTCCATCATTTCATCAAACATTAGACTAAATCTGCTTTGAAGTTTATTAACAAACCGTGTAAACTTAACTTCATCCCTTGAAATTTCAGTAGCACGTCCAATCGTATAATTTGCTTCTGATTCAAGTCTTGAAATAGGAACACCCAACGATTTGTAAAGTTTTTTCTGAAAATATAATACATCTTCAATATCTCCAAGATTTGAACCACCAGGTAAAGTAGAAATTTCTGTTCCTCTTCCTCCTTCTCTCCTTGGCATCCAATAATCTTCAAGCATTGACATATGTTTTCTATCATCTCTAACTTCACCTGTTTGAGCATCATAAACAAGTTTGTTTTTGTATCGTGTCATTAAATCACGCATGTATTGTTCTGCTTTTAACTTGGGTAAATTTCCAACATCAACATAAAAAATTCTTCTCTCTGGGGCTCGTGAAATACGATAAATTACGAGAGAATCCTCAATCATTCTTAATTGATTTAATGGTTTGATTGCTTTGTGTAGGTAGGATAAAACTAATGAACGTGTACTGTTCATTAGTCCTGAATGTGTATATACAATCGCATCAGGAGATATTTTTAAACCAGCGGCGGCACTTGTAAAAGCAGTACCCATTGTCTGCCCCTGTGATTGATAAATTCCTTTTTGATTATAAACATAATATTCTGTGACGGTGGTTTTTGTTTTACCGTCAGGCTGTCTATCGTTTTTCTTTTCTCGTATTTTCTTTATTTTTCTAGGATCTAATACTCTTAATTCATGAATACCTTTTTCCATGTTGTTTTCATCAACAATAACATGATAATAAATTCTACCATCAATATACCATCTTTTAAAAACATCATGTCCTAAATTTTGTAGGTCTAGAAGTCTACTTATTGCTTTAAATTCTAATCTTATTTTGTCTCTGATAGGCTCAGAAACATTTAAATTATCTACGTTAATTCTTACAAGAGGTTTGTCTTTCGCCGCCACTATTGCTTCATTAATAATATCATCAATAGCCCATTCTACTTCTGCTTGAAGACCCATATCACGATATCTATTTATTAATTCAGACTCGCTTTTTATAGCTCCTTCTGTATCAACATATGTTCCATAAGCACCACCAGATGCTACGGTTAATGATCCGTCTTCATATTCTGGTTCAGCAAAGGTTTGGGCTTTTACGTTTTTCTTTTCTTTTTTTCCGATTGAAAAACCGAACAGTTCAATAGGCATAATATTTCCTGAATGCGAGTTAAATAAAAATAAAACAATAGTTGTTTATATTTATTCACTCGCAAAATCAGAAATTTGATAATTATGCGCTGGAGGCGGTACCTTGAACTATGGCATCAGCTATCGTACCTGATCCACCGGTCATGGGGGACTTGATACGGGTCCAATAATCATAAGCAAAAGTGACAGTATATTCTTCAATGGTATCATTATCTCCCCAATCAAGGGTAATTTCCGAAAGATCAGTTGGAAACATATTTATAAATGAATATTCTGCAGAGGGGGTTCCAGTTCCAATTTTGCTGAATTGCTTAACTTGTCCCTTAGTTACATATGCTGTGGAGTTGTTGGATCCACGGGTATTATCTCCATGATCATTTATAAAATTCATCCATCTTTCAAATTGCGATCTTATAGCAAAATTCTCATCATTAAGAACCGTTATAGTCCATTCTGGAAAAGTTCTATTTCCCGCTAATTTAACTTCTCT